CCATCTTTATGTTGCTTTAGCTTAGTCTCACGGCCACGCATGGGCGCACCTACATTGAGGTTTGCTCCAAGCAATCTAGCCGCGTTTTCAGCTACCTCTGCTTCACGAAAAACAAACGCGCCTGATTGTTCTTCGATGCCGCCGTAAGCTCGTGCAGCTGTAGAAAGATCAGGGTCTTTATTAAGGAACGTGCGCGTCCAGCCCGCGCCGTCCTGCTGCCATGATTCATGCTCCTGTACACCAGGAGTATAGCGTCTTACAGACCAGGCTCCACCGCGAATTGGGTAGGCAAAGCAGTTTTGCTCATTTAGATTCGTTCCCTGAGTGTTTGATTTGAAAAATCCCTTTAGTCCCATTTCTTCATGGGCCTTTTGGAGCCAGTAGGTATGTGTCACAAGCATATGATGGTCTTGATCCCACCACCAAACTGCGTTCTCTTGCTCCTTCAGAAAGTCTATTACTTTCTTATGCCCCTCATCCAAAGGAACACGCGGACGCTGGCTCGTGAGTTCCTCGAATAAATCTCCTGACCCACTTTCTTCAATTACCTGTGGGAGAACTTTCCGTCTTCGTCCAGATACAACCTTAATATGATCTTTCCAGTTGGGTGGTACCTCTGACAATATTCCTCCGGACTTAAGGAGTGCAAGACCACGTAGATCTGATCCCCCATTTGCCATTTTTCGATGCCAGATCCACATATTGCCACCGCAAATATCCACACTGGAGCTAAAATCGTACCCTGTGTATGCGGACATCTTGCCAAGTATTGCTCTAGCAAGAGCTGCATGTTCGTTATGATTTTTTGTTTCAACTGGCTCGACAAAGACATATATGTGGATACCTTTTCCAGACGTTGAGCGTCGGATTGTAGCCCATTCAATGTCTTGTGCAGCTCGTCTAATGCTTTTAAGTTGCTCATTAGTTAGTCCGTCCTTATGTGATACTATGCTATCAAAGTCAAAAGCCACCCAACGACTAACGCGATTTTCCCAATCCCATCCAGTCATTCCGATGGCTTCAACGTGTTGTTCAAGAGGCCAAGTTATTGGCTTATCAGTATATTCCGGTTCTGTATTTGCTTTATATGGAATCCTAAAAGACTTCCAAGTGATTGTGCCATCTGTCCATCCCTGCCACCGACGACCATGAAAGTCTCCATCAACACGTTCACCGCCATCCTGTGCTACATTGACTTGACATTCCATAGAATGATTATACAAATCCGCCAAGTCTTTGTGGGTAGACGACTGTAGAAAGAGTCGAATCGCTTCTGTACGAGTAGGCACGCAGTATCTCCCTGATTTTCTGAATCAATGATTGCAGGAATCATTGGATAGACACCGTACAGGTGTATGATTTGATTTGTGATAACAGGACGTTATCCAAATCAAATCATGGAGTGCAATAGCAGAACAGACATAAAGCCTGTCCGTGTACTTTACGGTATAGACTGGAAAAAGGTAAGAAAAAAGTGTAACTCGTTACGGGAGAATGACTTACAACAATTCTGACTAACTGCCCTATTATCCGCAGAATATATTTACCTTTTTCCTTTTTCCTTTATATATAGCGACTGGATGGGCAGTTAGTCAGAATTGTTGTAACTCGTTGCGGTTCAATGACTTATGACTTTTTCTTACCTTTTTCCATTTGAGAACGTAAAGCATATGGCAGCAACGTGGCCAGTTTGCACATTCGGCCCGTTGTTCAAATCAAATCATTCCCTGAGTGAGTGCTCGGTGAGTATGGATTTGATTTGCATAATCAATCGTGTTTGATTTTGCCAATCAGACACACAAAGTAGGGAGTCCCAATCATGGGGAAACTCGCAACTGTTCCGATCACGCTCGTTCGCGAGAACGAGGTAGCATTGAGGACGGTCAATCGTGAGAGCGAAAAGTATCTCGGATTGATCGAATCAATGAAGCAGAAGGGTTTTCTTGGTGCGATTACCGTTCGCAGCCAGGAGGATCCTGAAACCCATCAGGAGTATTACGAGCTCGTTGATGGGTTGCATCGCTTCAGCGCGGCGAAGGACGCCGGGCTGGTTGAAATCAATGTGGACATCGTTGATCTTGATGACGATCAGGTGCTCGAAGCGCAGCTGATGGCCAACTTCCACAAGATCGAGACTCGTCCCGTTGAGTATTCGAAGCAGCTTGTTCGTATTCTGAATCGGCACCCGCTGATGACGGAATCGGAACTGGCTGAGAATCTTGGTGTGTCGTCTGCTTTCATTCAGCAGCGTTTGAATCTCACTAAGATTCCTGACGAGGGTGTTCAGAAGCTCATCGACGCGGGAGAGATTTCGCTGTCGAATGCTTACGCACTCGCCAAGCTGCCGCCTGAAGAGCAGGCGGAGTTCGTTCAGAATGCTGTGGCGATGCCGCCCGACGAGTTTGTTCCGCAGGTATCGCAGCGCGTGAAGGAACTTCGTGAGGCAAAGCGTCAGGGTCGTGACGCTGCGTCGATTGAGTTCACGCCTCAGCCGCACATCCGTAAGATTGCGGAGATGAAGGAAGCCATCAACAACTCCGAGCTTCATTCGTTTCTTGCGAAGGATGTTGAAACCAAGGAGCAGGCCATTCGTCGTGGAATCGAATTCTGCCTGAATCTTGATCCTCGTTCGATCGAGGCGCAGAAGGCCAAGCACGACGAGCGGATTCAGAAGAAGGAAGCCATGCTGAAGAAGCGCGCTGAAGAGCGTGCGAAGAAGGCCGAAGAGAAGGCGGCAAAGGCTGCCGCAGCTGCAGCGGAAGCTAAGGCTGCATTGTCCGGTGAAAGTCAGCCGGATGACACGCAGGAAGGTTGACCAACTGAATCCGGGAGTCAGGCAACTGGCTCCCGGATTTCTAAAATCGAGGGGACTGAAAGTATAATGACTAAGAAGATTCAAAAGAAGAATCCTGGTTGGCCGTTGTTTGAGCATGTGTTCGATGATGAAACTCTGCCTACGGTTGCTGGTACAGCGGATCTTGATTTCCTGAAATCAGAATTGCCTGAAAAGTATTCTGAAGAGGATTTCGATATCGTTGCTGCACCGGCTTGGTTGCCGCGTCTGCAGCTCATGTCGTCAAATAGCGAGAAGTGTAAGAAGGGTGAGTTTCCTGTAAATCACTACGCTCTCGTTGTTGGACAAACATTCAACGACCTTGGCACGGAAGTTGATGCCCTGAATCTGGCATGGCGTCCGCGGGCTATGGATTTGAGCGGTGACAACATTGTCACTGTATATGATCCAAAGTCTAAGGAATTCCAGGATATTGTTGCTCGTTCAGCGGAGCAGAATTCGGGTTGTATGTATGGTGTAGAGTTTTTGCTTTACATTCCTTCGGCTAAGACGTTTGCTGGTTTCTTTATGGGTAGTAAGACTGCTCGTAATGAAGCACCGAATGTCAAGGCTAAGATGCATGAGCCGATTACTCTGAAGCATCAAATCATCGAGAACAAGAGGTACTCGTGGGCCGGACCGATTGTGGTAAGCTGCACGACTCCGTTCGAGATTCCGCCTAAGGAGTTGATTCTGGCCGAGGTGCATAAGTTCCAGAATCCGCCAGAGCGTGAAGTCGAGCTGGCTGACGAAGAGGCTACGGGAGATCATGAACGGTAATCGAAGGTGCCCTCCCCACCTTCATCCCGACACAAGTGGTTAGGCTGTGTATAAATATACTAACTAGGAGCGCCGCGAGCCTACTCAACAGCGGCCCCGCATAGCGGGGGATATGGGAGTGTCGTGAAAATTATACCGCTGTCTGTACCGAGAATCAATTGGAAGGACTTCATTGAGGTCACTCAAGAAGTTCTAGGAATCTCTCCTACTCGCGGGCTTGATGCTAACAACATTAAGCTCGATTCTCCTGCCGCATTTCCTGCCTGTCTTACCTTTGATAATAAGCCGGTAGAAGCATTGGCTAATTCAGATGCCGTTCTCCGTCACTCTTATGCCACATTTATGATTGTGGGATCAAGAAAGGAGATTACTTGGATCGCCACCAGAGTGTGTCTTGAAAGATTATATAAATCAGGAGAGGATGAGTCTTTCATTGTTCTGTCAGGAAATATGCTACAATGGAAACAGGAGATAGTATGGGCATTAAGAGAACATAGCTATGCACCGAAGTATATTCGAGATATCTTCGATCAATTATTGTGTGCATTCAAAAAGGCTGGTTATGAAATCTGGACAGAATACGAAAGAGTGGATTCGCACAGTCAAGGCGTCACTCTCAGACGTTCCAAGAACAGGTAAAATTCGATGCAGAAAATCGGACTTTGAATCTGCTACTAAGAATGTATTTGCGAGGCAACATCGATCAGATCAGGGGTATAGTGAAGAAGACTGCTTTGCTTATGTTTTTGGTTCTAGTTTCATGGAACCACGCGGAGAGATTGCATCAGATATCGTAAATAGTGGTATCGAAGACATTCTAGATGGTCATGATTATGAAGATGTGTATGGTGGGGCGTAAAAAGCATGAATCATGATATACCGAACAATGATTCTTGTTGCAGGTTCTCGGCCGCCTGTCGTTCTATTTTAAGACGCTCGGGTGGTGGAATAGGCAGACACAATAGACTTAAAATCTATCGGCTAGTTACCATGCGGGTTCGAGTCCCGCCCCGAGCATATTAATCATGATAGCTTTATTTCATTGGTTCGAGAATTGTGATCATTGTTACTGTGAGTTGAATATTTGGTTCTGTCCGTGGCACAAAAGATTGGAAATATCATGTTGGAATTGTGGTAAGATACTAAGGATATATCCTTATGCAAAAAACTAGACTCATTGTTTGCTTACGATCAGGTGGAGACTATGATGAAAGGTATGTGCATAGTCTTCATAGGCAGGTTGAGCATTGGGGAGGGAACAATATTGAATTTGTCGCATTAACTGATGTTCCAAATCTTGGTGATCCTCTAGTTAGAAATTGGCCAGGATGGTGGTGTCTGATCGAGGCGTTTCGTTTCACTGGTCCCTGTATTATGATAGGACTTGACACAGTGATTGTGGATTCACTGGAGCCATTTGTCGAGTTATCACAGTCTCGGCAGGGTTTCTGGATGAAGGTACCATTGAATCGAAGACAACGGCATGGACCATGGTCATCCATGATTACAATATGGAACGGTGACTATCGTTATCTATTCCAGAATTTCCGAGCACATAAGCATATTCCACAATATACTTATGAGCAGATTTACACGGCGATGCATGTACCTGATATTGGTGCCGTTGATGATTTTGTTGATGGTATGTATAGTTACAAGAAGCATTGTCGTAATGGCTTACCGAATGACGCGAGAGTCATTTTCTTTCATGGTAAGCCGCGTCCACACGAGGTAAGTGATAGTTGGGTTTGGTTGGCTCGGGAGGGATTGTTTTGTTAGTAGAAACAAAATTTATTGCAGGTAAATATAAGATCAAGGTTAAGCTATTCTATAAGAATGGTCGCATATTTATCAAGTTTCCATTCAATAAAAAATTGATTGATGAAATCCGTGTCATGGAAGGTGCAAAGTGGCATGGATTCGACAAACCTAATCCTGTGAAGATGTGGAGCGTAGCCGACACACCGGGAAATGATTTTCGTATTCGTTATCTCAAGGGTGAGAATCCTTATGCAGCATTCAAGACACCACTAATCGAGATTCCTGAATCCTCATGGGGTCGACCGCTATATGATCATCAGAAAGAGATGGTACGTCATGGCCTTACTCGTGGATACTGTGTGTTCGCGTGTGAGATGGGCACAGGAAAATCACTCGCAGCCATTGAAATAATGGAGCGTGCAGGTGTGCATGATGAACATGATGCATGGTACGTGGGTCCGGTTGCCGGCGTCAAGGCTGTGGGTCGTGAGTTAGTCAAGTGGCAATCATTTGTTAAGCCACGAATGATGACCTATGATAGATTGGTAAGAATTGTGGAGGATTGGGATGATGGATTCCCGGCACCAAGATGCATTATCTTCGACGAGAGTTCCAAGATCAAGAATCCAAATGCTAAAAGGTCTCAAGCTGCTCGGCATATTGCAGAAGCGATACGAGAAGAGTATGGCGAAGAAGGTTATGTCATCGAAATGTCAGGAACGCCGGCACCAAAGTCACCTGTAGATTGGTTCAATCAACTTGAGACAGCAGTTCCTGGTTACCTAAGAGAAGGTGACATTCATAAATTTAAGTCACGGTTGTGTATCATTGAAACTCGTGAATCAGGAATCACTGGTACCACTTATCCGCATATTGTTACATGGCTTGACGATGAGAAAAAGTGTGCAACGTGTGGTGAGTATAGAGATTCAGATAATCATAAGCAGTTTCTCGATCCTGTTGGATTACCTATAGTCGAGCAAAAATCTACCGGACTAAAGATGCTAGAGGATGTTCCTGTCAATACGGAATCTTTTGAACCAAATCCGAACTACCATCCATATAAGCCGTCAGTCAATGAAGTAGAAAAATTGTATCGTAGAATGGATGGTGTTGTTCTTGTACAATTTAAGAAGGATTGCTTAGACTTACCGGATAAGAGATATAAAATCATTACAGTCAAACCAACGCCGTCAATGGTCCGTGCTGCAAAGATTATTCGTACTAAGGCGACACGAGCAGTTATGGCCCTCAACCTTCTTCGAGAACTCTCAGATGGTTTTCAATACACTGACAGGGAAGTGGGTGTCCAGAAATGTCCGAACTGTCAGGGTAATGGAAGTGTTACAGCTATGGTTCCTAAGGACGAAGTTGATACACAGAAGCCTAATGCGGACATTGATGCAGAACAATTTGAAGAACAAACAATAGTCTGTGATTACTGTAAGGGTTCTAAGGTTGTTCCCCGTTATGAAAGAGTAACAGACTCAGGTGAGACACCTAAGGATCAAGTATTCATAGACATGCTCGATGAACATGAAGAAGGCGGCCGGTTCATTGTGTGGGGTGGATTTACTGGATCAATTGATCGACTGGTTGCTATCGCACATAAATACGGATGGGCTACTCTGCGTGTCGATGGTCGTGGATACTTTGCTCAAGAAGCAACAGGTGAGGTTGCTAACGATAATGACTTTCTTGACGCTATGGATTTATCGCATCCACGTTACAGAGAATTGTTGTCTAAGCATCCAAGGATATGTTTTGTTGGCCATCCACAAGCAGGTGGTATGGCATTAACATTAACGGCATCACCGTCAGCATTATTTTATAGTAACTGTTACAACGGTGAGGCAAGAATGCAGGCAGAAGATAGATTCCATCGTGCGGGTATGGATAAAAATAAAGGAGCAACAGTCTATGATTTGTTCTGTCTTCCGACAGATAAGTTGATCTATGAGAATCTGCAGCAGAAGAAGAAGCTTCAGAAAATCAGTATGGGTGAGTTGAATGACGCGTTCACAGAAATAGAGAAGGAGAAGACATGAAAGAGATTATTTCCGTAAGAATTGATGAGATGCATATGGATGACAATTTCAATTGTCGTGGACATATTACGCCTATGGACGTTGCTGATCTCGCAAAGGACATTGAGCAACGTGGACTCGTTCAGCCTGTAACTGTACAAAAGTATAATGAGGAACAGCGACAGAACACAGGATTCAAGTATCGGTTACTTGCTGGTTATCGCCGAACAATGGCTCATAGGATTCTTGGACGAGAGGAGATTGAAGCAATCATCCATGAGCCAATGTCAGAAACAGACGCTATGTTTCTGAATCTTGCTGAGAATGTTAATCGTTCTGAATTAACAATCATGCAAGAGGCCCGTGCGCTGCACAAACTTCATGCTATGGGTATCGGTGAAATTGTCGCTGCCGCAGAGCTAAATAAGTCTCGCGGTTGGATACAAGTTCGATACATGCTCCTGAAGCTTCCTCCCGATGTTCAGGCTGCCGTTGAAGCTGGATTTATTAATCAGACACAGATTCGTGAGCTATATACCGTAATGAAAAAGTACGGTGTAGATACATGTCTGTCAGAGGCTCGCGACATTAAAGACAAGAAACGCCGCGGTGTTAAGGGTGCTAAGGTTAAGAAGGCCAAAAATTACACAGCGAAAAAGGCCCGGCTGAAGCAAGAAATCATTACCATGCTTGAGTATATTTATGACATAACGGGATCAGGATTGCATACCCGTTGTCTGGCATGGGCGTGTGGTGAGATTAGCGAACTTGATCTTTACAAGTCACTCAAGATTTTCTGTGATAAAAACGGAATAATCTACAGTATTCCGAATGTGGCTCTGCGTGAAGAAGAAAACGAATCGAAATACTAATTGCCATACTCCGAAATACAGAATATGCTCGGGGACTCCGGATTTGTATTCTGGTGTCCCGTTTGCAGAACAGAATACGGCGTAAAGAATGATGTTAAGCATCATGACTTACTGAGCCTACGGTGTAGGAGATGTAGTCGCACGATGTTTCTGATGCCTAAGTTTGAGATTAACTCAATCATATTCTGTAAAGTGCCGGATAGTTTGAGGGGATGGAGTTTCGTAATCTGATAAAATAGCCTGATGATCTATTTCGATACAGAGACTTGTGGCCTCCACGGCCCCACTGTGCTTATACAGTGGGCGCGGGATGATGGTGAAATCAACCTTCATTCGGTATTCACAAGTCCTATTCGATATACACTAGACCTCATTGAGGAATTTGTAGTAGAGTCAAATGGAGTGACTGGATTCAATCTTGCATTCGATTGGTTTCATATCTGTCAGACATATACTACACTCTATGAGTTACAAAAGAAAGTAGGATTGAATGCCTGTCCCGAAGATTACATTAATCAATATGCTCTCGCCGAGCCTGCGGCTCGTGATGGTTTGTGCATTAAGCCAGAAACTGCACACGATATTATGCTGCATGCTCGAAAAGGCCCTTACCAAAATACTATGGACCGAGCCGATATTAGGATCAAGAGAGTGCCGACCGCTCTCGCCTTTGAGCTTGCTAAGGAATTAGACAAGCGTATTCCCATCAAAGACATTTACTTTATGCGGAAGAAGGACTTTCGTAGGCGTTGGCAAGTAGTAGACCTGTTCGATGATTTCGGAGATTTGCTTCCTGACTTTAAGGATGTTGTATTACGGTTTGCACCTACGAGCGCATTGAAAGCGTTAGCAGTGGACGCACTCAACATTCCGCCGAGTGAGGTTCTTACCTTTGGTCAAGTTGAAGTTGATCCCACTTATCGTCCTGTCGAACAGGGCTATGCTCCATTTGCTTTAGCACCATACCGACGTAAGAAAAAAGATAAGACTGAGGTTGTTCAGCCGAGTCCTGATTTCTGGTATGGTAAATGGCCACAAGTAATTGAATATCATATAAGTCATTGGGCGTACAATAGAATCGCTAGAAAGTATGCCAGTGATGATGTAAAATACACGCGAGATTTATACCATCATTTCGGTGATTCAACTCCTGGCGATGATGATTCTATTCTAGCTTGTATGGTGGGTGCCAGTCGTTGGCGGGGTTATGCTATTGATAAAGAAAAGATTCAGAATCTCATTGATACCGCTAGGGAAAAAGAACAAGATGTAAGAGAACGATTCAACTATAACTCACCATCTGTCTGCCGAAAGTATCTTGAAGAAGTACTCGACGAGACAGAAACTCTTGTCATGCGTGTGCGTGATAAGATAACGACTAAAGGCACTGTTCTTGAAGAATTATGTAAGTGGAAAAAGTGTGAAGTCTGTGATACCTGCCAAGGAGCAGGAGTATTAGGCTCTAGATCAATACATATAGAACATAGTGATCCTTACGCAAGAGCTTGTCCAGATTGTAACGAAGGATTAATAGAGACTGATTTACCACATCCAGCCGCGGAACGTGCGAGAGAGATTCTTGATGCAAGGCACGCTAAAAAGGAAATTGAAAATTATGAGAAACTTCTTTTCGCCGGACGTTTCCATGCTAGTTACAATATTATTGGTGCTCGCAGTTCTCGTATGTCAGGTCGCGACGGTCTTAATCCGCAGGGGATACGTCGCGCCACAGAAACTCGTGGTTGTTTTCCGCTTGTATTTGATAGCGACATTCTTTGCGGCGGTGACTTTGATGCTTTTGAAGTCTCGATTGTAGACGCTGATTATGGCGATCCAGTTTTACATGAAGACCTAGTATCAGGAAAAAAGATTCATGGACTATTTGGACAATTCTTTTTTGATAAGACGTATGAAGAAATTATGGCAACAAAAGGTCTTCCGGGTGAGCAAGATCAATATGGTCGTTCAAAAAATGGAGTGTTTGCCATCTTATACTTTGGTAATGAATATACTCTTCAAACAAGAGTAGGAATCAGTCCTGAACAAGCTGAGCATGGTTATCAAGAAGCAATCAAACGGTATCAAGTCTTCGGACGTGAGCGCCGTAAGTATATGCAAATGTTCTGCTCAATGCAGCAACCCGGCGGAATAGGTACGCGGGTAGAATGGCATGAACCAGCAGAATTCATTGAAAGTATGTTCGGCTTTCGTAGGTACTTTACATTAGAGAATCAGATTTGTAAAGCACTATTCGACTTAGCAGAGAATCCACCTAAAAATTGGCAGACCCTTCGCATCGCAGTGACACGCCGCGACCGCGTACAGACAGCCTGCGGTGCGTTGAGGTCTGCTTTATTTGCTGCGGCCTTTGCTATTCAAGGTTCTAATATGCGTGCTGCAGGGAATCATCGTATCCAATCGACCGGAGCACAAATTACAAAATTTCTACAGCGTCGCATTTGGGATGTACAGCCACCGGGAATCAGTAAGTGGAGAGTGCAGCCATTCAATAGTCACGATGAGATTCTAAGCCCCACTCATCCGAGGTTTGTCTCTACTGTTAAAGAAATTGTAGACAAATTTATTATAGAGTATCGTAAGCATATTCCTTTATTGGGTATGAAGTGGAAAACAGATTTGAAAAGCTGGGCGGATAAATAACCATGCGTGAAAAATGTCAAATAGAACTTGATCAGTTACGTGATTCAGTACATCGTAGAGTGTTGAATCTAAGAGCGATTGAAACAATACTATCAGGAGAAAAATTTCAACAGTTATGGGAGAAATCAGACAAGATATTACGGTTGAAGGTTATTGAATACATAGAGGAAAGGAAAGTAAATAAAGTTCGACAGTGGATGCGGCTACATCCGAGTGTGCCTATACAGTTTCAATCACATGCATCATTAAAGGAGATTGCTAAGAAGTATCAGATAACAAACTATTCTCGCAAGGATAAAGGTACATTGATTCGTGAAATCCAAGAAGTGGAGCGTAGACTAGATGAGATCGAAAAACGAATACATTGAGAGTCTATATCATATGAAGATAATGATGGAGCCACTCTTCATCTATGGAAACATTCGTGAAGGAGCTCTGTCTTTACCTGAGGATGTAGATAGCCTTCCAATGGATGTTATCCGTGAAGGCCAAAAATGGTTAGCATCAGTTTTTTACTGTGAATTTAAGGAAGCCAAGCGTATCTGGAATATGCAGGCACCCGAATACTGGCACAGATACCGGATTTGGGGAGATGAATTTAACGATCATCGTGAAGTCATACTGTTGAAAAAAGCTATGAAGATAGTGAAAAAGAGGCTGTGTTCGCATGACCGCCCAGTGTTGTTCAAGAAAACTGAGCTAGCAAAGATTAGGAGGAAGAAATAATGACAAGAAGCAAAATACCTTTCCATGGCCCAAACTTTCAAGACGCCCGTAACATCAGTATTGCTAAGGAGCAAAAGTTACAGGCAGCCATTCTCCACTTACAAGAGGCTATAAGTCAAATTGCTGGTGCGGTGGCATCTAACGGTAAGATTATTAGTGATCTTGTTGCTTTACAAGAAGCAATGGTTGCTAAAGAATATATTACCTACGAAGAAATTCTTGAAAAGAGAAGGGAGTTGGAACGTGAATCCGAAGAACGAGCAAAGAAGAGTCTCGAAGCCGTCCGCAGGGAAGTTGTCGCTGACGCGGATAAGAAGTTTGATGAAGAACATCCAGTTCAATCCGAGAGTTCACTCTCTGATGACTCCGATAGTGGAGATGCACGACCCACACTATCTGGAGAGTGCAGCGATTCTGGAAATCAAGAGGGCGCAGGAACTAAGGAAGACACGGACGACTGAGAATATGCGTCTTAGGCGTGAGAAACTGATTCTTGCGTGTCGTATGTTGATCATGGCTATTCTGGAGACTGACGAATGACCCGCTTTCATTCAATACGCCCTGATAATGAGCCGGGAACATTCGCTGACTTGCGTTATATCCTTTGGAATCTTTACATAAGTAGAGAATGTGGGGATGATCGCATTGTTAAGGCTTATGATCCAGATACAGGCGGAATGGTTCCGATTACCGGAATCTTGGTCAACGATAATGGAGACATTGAAATTTGTACGATGGATGAATAGCTTTATTACAAAAGGAAAACGGAAACCGGAGGACATACTCCGTGATCAGATTATTGACAAACTGAAGCGTAAAGGCTGGTTTGCAAAGTCTACTCACGGCAGTATGTTCCAGTCCGGTTTTCCTGATATCTTTGCTACACATCAACGATATGGTCATCGTTGGATTGAAGTAAAGATGCCTGGTCGTAGAGGTAATGTATTTACTCCAGCACAGCATAAGACTTTTCCTTTGCTATGTCAAGCTGGTTCAGGTGTATGGGTATTAACTAGTGATTCCGAGGTAGAATATAAGAAATTGTTTCGTGGATATAACTGGTATCAGTATATGCCAGTGAGTAGGGTAAATAGCCGACTGAAGATTTAGGAGTATGAAAGGAATAGCATGAAAAAGATTGGTATGTTTGTTGATGTTAGTAACCTTTACTACTGTATCCGCCACCAGTATCCTGGTCGCAAACTTGATTACAGTGAGCTATGGAAATATGTATCGGATTTGGGTATGATTCAAGTTGCAGTAGCATACGGTAGTCAAAAGAAGGATCAGGCTGCAGGATTTATTACCTGTCTCAAGGAGATTGGTTTCCGAGTGAACTTCAAACGGCCGAAGGCCATGCGTTCAAAGGGTGATATTAAGCATAAGGCTGATTGGGATGTTGGAATTACTATCGACATTGTAAATATGATTGACAACATCGATATGGTGGTATTGTGTACAGCTGATGGTGACATGGCTCCGCTCGTCAAGTGGGTCATGGATAAAGGTATTGAAGTCCTAGTGATTGCAAGTAATCCTTCTTATGAATTGAAAAAAGAAGCAACAGCTGTAGTCAACATTCCTGAATCAATGCTGGAGAAGCCCAAGGAAAGAAAGACGATAGTTGAACCGACACAGAAAGAGATTGTTGAATCAGCACAGAAAGTAGTAGATAAGATCCAGTCGGATAGCGTAGAGAGATTCTACAAATAGGTGGCTTCTACGACCACAAAAAGACAGAGTGCTCGATATGAGACAAATTGATGCTCCGAGTGGGCCAGGAGGACGGCATGACTGAACCCAAAATGCAAGCGCGACAGCGTTACATTTTCGGCATAATGCATCAAGGGCGAACAATGCGTCCACTTGGATGGGATGAGTACCAGATGTGGCTTACTGCGCCGTTGCCGTACGGGTGGATGATAATCGCCGAGCCGTACTTGGTTTCCAACGCCGAGCATCGCGCTCGGCCTGAAAGGACGTAGCGTGGATGCTTTTGTTATGAGGCGCGAGAAAACCGCGCTTTAACGCTAAATAGGATTAATAGTAAATGATTCTTATTACTGGAGCAGCACGCAGTGGAACGAGTCTGATCGCAGGAATCATTGATATCTGCGGTGGTCAAGGTGGCAAGGTTGTTGGTCCCGGAGTCGGAAACACTAAAGGTTTCTTTGAGAACAAAGAGATACGTAATGGAATAATTAAGCCTTATCTTCGGAGCATTGGTGCTGATCCTAAAGGCCAAGACCCATTGCCGGATTTTACAAATCTAAAGCCTTTACCAGATTTACGGATCAGAGTAAAACGTATTCTAGGTAACCTGCCTGAAGCTTACTATAAAGGAGCAAAGATATGTTTGCTCTGGCCTCTTTGGTTTCAGGCGTTTCCTGATGCAACATATATTATAGTTCGCCGACCGGATGAACAGATACTCGATTCATGTAATCGTACACATTTTATGAATCGCCGGCGGGACTGGAAAGATTGGCTGGATCATCACAAAGTTTGTTTTGACTATATGCAAAGTATTATGCCAGCGAGAGTTATTACTGTGTGGAGTAATGAAGTAGTAGATGGTAATCTTGAGGTAATAAGGATTATTGTAAATAATCTCTGGTTAGAGTGGAATGAGTATAAAGTACGGTCGTTCATAGATAAAGGAATATATCATCAGTGAAAGCTATAAAACAAAATGGTCCTGACTGTCTGGTTACCAGCGCCGCCATGATTTTTGATTGTGAACCGAGTGAAGTGATTGATTGCATCGGTACGGATGGTAAGGATATCTGGTGGCCCGCGGCTCGAGGCACTGATGCTCTTCGCGGTATTCATATACGCGAAATCCAGGAATTTGCGATCAATAGGGGTAAAGTATTAACGCCCATTGACGTGACACCTATGATAGCTCCACAAAGCGGAGAGCCACGACCTATATGGGAATCACAAAGGTGCACAACATCACTCTATGACTGGATATGGGAGCGCAGGGGCATAGTAATTGGATCGACACAATCAGGAAATGGTCATGCGTGCGCATTACGCGAAGACGGTGTGATTATTGATCCTCGTGATGGTAAAGAACATATACTCTTCGATGATTGTATAAATCCGATACAAATCTGGGTTATGTTCAGAATCAATCAATGAAGACTGATTTGATTTTGTAAATGTCTGATACTTGATTTGATTGTCATTACCAATTCTGAGAATTATTTTCGCAAATTCTAAAATATGACACAGATTTCCTGTTTCCTGATTTGATTTATTTGTCATAAGTCGTTGAGCCGCAACGAGTTAGGAGTTGGTATGAAACTTGCTATGCTGCCCTGGCACGGTTCCTGCTGTATATAAGGTGACGCAAGGGATGTATCAAAAATCAAATCATGAAATCAGAATCAATTGATTTGAAATCGACGATCAGTGATATTTGATTTCGCAATCATTAGGGAGGAAATATGATTAAGTCATCACGTGACTGGTCAGACGAGAACGTAAAGCAGCTCGCTGATCAATTATTAGAGTGCGGAGACAATGTTCCTGATTCATTGTTCGATGACCTCATCGACGCCAATCTTGATCTGGCTAATCAAATAGCCGGACACTTTATCCGCATGTTTCCCAAGAAGCGGAATGACATAATCTCGTCCGCGATGCTCGGACTCGTGCGTGGGGTGCATAACGCGCCTCACGTCATGCACGATAATAATATAAGGAAGTACCTGCGCCCGCGTATAGCAGGAGCCATTCATGATTTCCTTGAGCGTGATTTCCTAATCCGTATTCCACGTAAGCAGTGGAAGAAGATGATGGAAGTCGAGGACGTAGTTGATTTTATGGAGCGTACATTCCGCCCAGGAGTTACACTTCAACGATTCGGAAGTGGAGTGCTTACCTCTAAGCCGATTATCTTCTCAATGATCGGTCGTGATCCCGAGACTGATGAAGAATATCATTCCGAAATTCCAGCACCAAAGAAGTATATCAAACGTGACTTCGACGAGATGCTGATCGAAATGCATCTAACTGAACGTGAGTCAATGATTGTATGGTTGAGATTATCTGGTTACACGTTCGCTGAGATTGCGGAACGTATGAAACTTACGAAGCCACGAATCATTCAGATAATTGAAGGTCTACGTTCACGTTGGGTTGAACTTGGATTTCCAATGCCGCGTATTCATCATCGTAAGATATCCGGCACCAAGGTTTGCACACGATGCGAGACTGAGAAAAGTCTGTCTGAGTTTTACAAGATCGGTGAGGATAAATTCAAATCGATCTGTAAGAAGTGCATGAAGGAGCAACGTTTGGAAAAGGAAAAAGACAATGCATGCAGGTAATCCGGTACGTCGAGAGCATGTTGAATACTTTGTTGATGGTTTTGTTACGGGTGTAATAGCTGCACGGAATGTTGAGTTAATTCAGTACACAATTACTGGATCATTTCGTCGTGGTGCAACAATCTGTGGAGACATTGAGCTTATCCTGCAGGTTAATGACGATGATTATGGTAATCTTCGTCATGCAATCGGTGAACAATTCGGATGGGCAAGCTCCGGTAATCCACGCATGTCGGGCGTACGTGGTGAAGTGCAGTTTGATTTATTCATCGCTGATAAGTGTACGCTAGGAGCCATGCTACTCCATACCACGGGCAGCTGGAAATTCAATAAAATGCTCCGAACGGAGGCTGCTGCCCGTGGTATGTTACTCAATCAGTATGGTTTGTTTCGTCGGGATAATGGTTCTTCATCAAAGACTATGAGTGAAGTTATGCATCAATACGGAAAGAGAGGTCTTATCGAAGGAAAGCCGATAGTTTGTGGTCCGAATGAAAGTGATATTCTAACGTATCTCGGATTTGAGAAGTATTCTGATCCGACGAGTAGGAGCCTATGATGAAAGATCTAGAGTTTGTGACGACCGAAGACATTCTTTCACTGGATGATTGGCAGAAGCAGGGCAGGCCTCGTATGTGGGTACCTGTCGAAGTCAAGGGTGACTGGCGTGTTGATATTGATCATGGCTACGGCTGCATGCGGCTGATGAACAAGGGCACGGAAGTCGGTTCATGTGGTTCAACCAGTAACTTTATCTCGGATTCTCAAAATCGAGTCGTGTGTCTTCGCGCAGACTACTACGACCTGCCACAGTATCTGTGGTTTCCACAAGCATCGCAGGCTGAGGCCGAGCTGCAGGAAGCCCTGACAATTATGGAGCAAGGTACGTTTGACGAGATGCAGGAGTTTCTGAAGAGGAATCAGTCCTGATGCAGACAATCTGGGTAAGTATAACGGAAGAGGATATCCGTACTTTTTCCACTAATCCGCGTGACACCTGTCTTTCGGCACATATACTGTGTTGTTGGTTGGACAAGAATCCTGATGTCTACGTTCACGATTGTGGAATAATACGGGGCAAACTGTGGATTAAGGGTGTCTAGTGCAAACATTCCTTCCCTATCCTAACCTAAGGGACTCCGCTGCCTGTCTCGATGACAAGCGTCTCGGAAAACAGCGTGTTGAAGCGATGCAAATTCTTTCAACGCTCCGAGGACTGTCGGACGGATGGCGGAATCATCCTGCGGTTAGGATGTGGGAAGGTTTCGAGTCGTGCCTGGAACTTTATCTTTTGTTCTGTGTGTTAGAGTGGGAGGGGAGAGGTTATGTCAACAATATCCGGGTGGATTATTCTATGCGAGCACCTTTTCTATGCGACGTACCTGATTGGCTCGGTGATTTTAGAATTCATTCTAGTCATCGAGCTGCTTTACTAGCGAAAGAGCCAGAGTGGTATGACTGTATGGGATGGACAGAGGAACCGGAGATTAACTATTGGTGGCCACGATGAATAAATTGACTGAACTCGCAGATCAATATGGTTATGACGATCCAATGGACCTGCTTATGGAAGTGGGTCTTGATTCTGTTCAGCCTGGAATCTGTACGAATGAGGACTGTGATTATACTACGGATGTGGAGCCTGATTGTAGACAAGGGTGGTGTGAGGTTTGCTCCACAAATAGTGTGCAATCAATCAGCGTGTTGTTCGGAGTGATATAGGGGAGAAGGAGAGGAATAGCCATGTACGTTACAGAATCAACTGCGCCGGAAGTCGTTGCCGTAGCAAGGCGAGCGTTTCCAAATTACAATGGTAGGAAGTTTGAAGTTGAGGTCTTTAATGGGCCAATGCGAATTAGTTCCTGCTGGAGTGGTGGATCACGCACGGACTATAAATTCGTGAGTCTTGATCCAGCAAATCCAAATCAGCATACTCTTCGTGAGTGTGGTAATATGTTCAGTGGTCCGGCTGAGGAACTGAGAGAATTGCCTGAGAACGTAGCGATGGTAGCACATCGTATACTCTGTGGTAAGGATCTTGGAATCACGGTCTATGTGAATTCCATCAATATGAATAAGCTGGCAATTCCTGACAAACCGACACTGACAAAGTATGAAAGAATTGTTCTGGTATATACCAGAGCGATGAAGCCTGCAGCAAGATTTCACGAAGCACATCGTGATACATCGATTCTGGGAGAGGAATGGTGCGAGGCGAAAGAGTCTCTTAAGAATCGGAAACTGCTGCGTAAGAACGCTAGCATCACGCCCGAAGGTAAGAATGCTGTTGAGGGACTGTATCCTCACAATCGAAAGGAATGGTTGACTAATGGCTAAGCGTGAATTTCTACAGCTAGCGCATACTATCGCACCGAAACACAATATCGGCGGCTGGTGGTGGTCATTCAAACTGGATGGCTGTCGCTGTTTCTGGGATGGTGGAATCAGCCGTGGGATACTGAAGAGTGACGTACCCTACGCTAATACCGCTAAAGATGAACGATACTTGGATGCCGAGGTAGCTACCGGACTTTGGTCACGTTACGGTAACGTGATTCATGCTCCGGAATGGTGGCTCAACACTCTGCCGCCGATGCCACTTGACGGTGAACTCTGGGCAGGTCTGGATGTTGAACGTCAAGACCTACGATCATGGATATCGAAACTGATTCCGATTGATGAGGAATGGATCAAGGTCGGGTTTCATGTTTTCGATATGCCACCTATCAGCAAAGTGTTGGCTGATGGGTTCATCGACAATACGAATTTCAAAAAACGCTTCAAAGGATGCGTTGAGTGGTGGGATAGAACGAGAATGTCGGCAGGTATAAATTGCCTGCATGATCCTCATCGTGTACGGCGATATGAGACAGCATCCGAGTTGCTGGATCAAGACTACGATGTCTTGGAGCAATCGCGTACGCTATATTGGCAAGTGCACGATCAGCATGAGCTACCGTTGCAGTATAAATTAGCCTGGGAGGTGATTAACACAATCATGGCTAATTTGGGTAGGCATGAGGGAATCATCGTTCGGAATCCTAATGCTACCTATTACTGTGAACGGTCGCATATGATTCTGAAAAAGAAACCGGATCAGGATGCCGAAGGCACAGTGGTCGGCTACATAACTGGCCGTGAGGGTAAAGAGGGGAAACTGTTAGGAAAGATGGGTGCCTTAATTTTGAAACTAGACAATGGTGGCCGACTTGAATTGTCTGGTTTCACGGATGAGGAACGGAAACTTGAACACGTAAGAACAAAAGAGGAGTGTGATAAGGACATATCTGAATACGTGAATCCCGGTAACGGTGCTTTTATGCCGAGTGACAAAAAATCATTAGATGCACAGGTACAACGATGGGCAATTAAGAATCCAGAAATTGAGTGTCCGGCTTTTATTCATGCTCCGGCTTTTCCTCGTGGATGTCGTGTCACGTTCAAGTATCGGACACTGACGAAGGATGGCATACCTCAGGAAGCACGGTACTGGAGGAAATGGGATGAATAGAGCGCGTAAGCAGGCAGAACGTGTAGGGTATACTAAGGAGGCTGAGTATAGGAGAGAGTATATTACGTTGGTAGTCGTGTATCTGGTTATGATGATCGCAATCTGTATTGGGGGCTGCTATGCAAATTAGTCTTCGTATTGTATGGGATGAAGAGTGGTCAGAGCATCGTGTGGAGTATTACGAGGGGAGCATACTCTCTGAAAGTAAGACTTATCACTGTCCATATTATGATGATGCACATGCTACGATGCTGGCGATGTGCAAAGAAGCTGAAGAGGCCGGACACAGTGTCAATATTCTTCCGGAGATACTATAATGACATACGAATACAGAAACAAGACTCTGACTGCTACTATGGATTGTGGAATCAAATTCGACTGTCGATTTTACAAAGAGGAACAGGTACGTTTTATTCAGGATCTTGTAGGCAGTGCGCAGCAAGAGGCCCGTGATTCCGTGCGTCATGAGATTCGTCGTGAAATAGTTGATCATCTCGTTGAGCGTATGAATCATATGATTGACGGGATCAAGTGTCTGAGAGGGTAGGTTATGAATTATCATGATTTGAAAAAGC